CCTGCGGGGTTCTTCACATCGCAGACATAGCGGTAGTTCGGCTGGGCAATCAGCGAGCCGCTGACCTTGTAGAGCATCTTGTTGTAAACGGGGGTCGCTACGAGGGGCGAACCCGAAAGGACGGTTACTGCCATTTTATCTTGTTGTTGCTACGCTTATAGATTTGCCAAGGGTTTCAGCGATGGTGTTCACCAAAACGTCTATCATTTCGGGGGATAGGGCGTTGCTCATGAAGTTCGTGGCCCTTGTGCCTCGCTCACGAATGCCAAAGGCAATAGACCTGCCATCGACCAATCCTTGCTCCTGCTTTGTCCGCATTCGCTTGAGTTTGCGTGAATAGGTCGGAACGACAGGAATGCCCTTATTTGCAATCCAGTCGGCAATGGCTTGGGGTGGTGGAATTTTGTCCTTGTATTGGAATGGCGACCTCGGAGCCTTTGCGCTTGAGGACTTGCCTCGCACCCCTTGGTCCACATACTTCCAATAGGGGTTCGCCATGATAGCCACCACGATTTGCTTTGCGGATAGTTCGATGTCTTCGGGTGCGATAGATGCCGATAGCGTTCCCCCTGCGTTGGCGTTGGCTGCTTCGAGGTTCTTCTTCGCAAGTTCAATGACCCGTTCTATCCACTTGACCAGCACGTCATGGGCTGGCGACTTGCCTCCACCCTTGGGACCTACGATTGAACCAATGCCCTCCAAAGCGGTTTGGTCGATGCCTTTCATCGAACCGCTGCCGAACTTACCTACTGGTTGCCCATTGGCGAGGATGGTTGTTTCCATACGGGTAAATGTAACCCGTGCAGGATAGTGTAGTCAGGACAGGATTCGAACCTGTGCGAGTACACGCCCTTTTAATTAACGGTTGTACCCTACGTATAGCGTCTACCATTCCGCCACCTGACTGATGCAAATATACTACCTTCTTCTCGCTCTTTCAGCCTCCATCCGTTCTGCCTCCAAAATATCGTGAATCAGCAAGGCATAGTTCAGAAACTCCACCGCCTTCATCGCAAAGATGGCATCGAATTTCAGTACGTCCTTGTTAGCCATCCGCCACACCACCATCAGCCAGCCGTACCCTGCGAGAGGGCTTACGTCAACTCCCCTGCCTTCGTCATCAGGTGCTTGGAATAGTCGCTCAAAACTTTCAAGTAGGATTCTGAACTTAGCAAAAAAAAACTGACAACCCCCCAAACGTCGCCCACCTTGGCGTGTTTCTTCATCAGTTCGGCTCGCTCCGCATGGGCAGCCCCGTTGTACTTTTTCGGGAATAATCCGAATAGACCGCCCTCTCTGCACAGGGTCGCCATGATTCGGTGCAGGTTTTGGAGCAGTTGTTTCTCGTCGGTTGTGTTTGCGTCCATGAGTTCAATCAACTGCCCAGCAGTCAACTCGTCCGTGAACACCGTCGGGATCCACCACTTGCCCCCGGCTTTGAACTTTCGCTTGTACCCAAGGGCAGGCAATGCGTTCCACTCGCTGATAATGGCCTTGTAACGCTTTAGGACGCTCTTGGCGGGCATCTCTCGGACAAGTGATATATCGACCCCCTCAACGATTGCAACGACCCCTGCTCGCTTGTCGTAGTCCCCAAGGACGCTGCTGAACTCAATGGCTCCGATGCGTTGGAATTGGTCAATGGTGAGGTCTTGAAGTTTCATTTTTGGAAGTACCATTGCTGCGTGCCTGGGACAACGCCGTGTCGTCCCCCAAAGTATTCGCCCACCGCCTTCACGACCCCTGGCCATCCCGCCGTGTAGTCGTCCCCGCAAATGAACCCTCCCCGCTTGACCTTTGGGAACCAAGCCTCCAGGTCCGCAAGTACGGGTTCGTATTCGTGAGCCGCATCGATGTAAACGATGTCAAATTCACCCTGCTTGAATCGTTTGGAGGCAGCGATGGAATCGCAGTTGTGGGCCCAAATTTGGTCGCATATCGGAATCATGTTCTGCTTGAACGCCTCGTAGGACGGGACCGAGTTGCTGGCCTTGTGTTCGGGCGAACCTTCAAAGTGGTCCACCGCTATCAACTTGTAGTTCTGCCCCCTGCTGACAAAGACCTCGTCAAAGATGGCAGTCCCTCGTCCGAGGTAAACCCCAATTTCAGCCATGACGATGCGAGGCTTGGGGGGCAAAGTATCAAGGATGAACTGAAGGAGTTGGCCTTGTTCCTGTGGGCTGGACCAGCCGAAGATGTGGTCGTGTTTCATCGCTTAAAGATTTCTTTGATGTTCCTACTGTTGTCCCGATAATTGTTGGATAGGTGATAGACCTTGCAATGGTCCGCAAGTTCGCCCTGCTCGGTCATCTCCAGCATGGGCTTTAGTTCCAAGGACCAAATGGGTAGGGAGGCAAGGGATTCACGGTAGAGGCCGTTGTTCGGTATAACCTGCAACGCTTGCGGGTTGCGCCTCAACACCTCGGCAAGACGCTTGGTACTGAACATCCAAAAAGCGTGGTAGTTGATGTAAAACGGGAGGCTTGCGTAGGTCTTCCCGTTCCACTCCTTCCACATATTCGGTGTGGGATTGAATGTAATGTCGGGGCTAAATTCGCCTTCCACATTGGGGTAGGTTTCAATCCGAGTGAAGGACGGGTACAAGTTGTCCTCAAACATCGCGTCGAACTGTGCGGTGAAGTTGACGAATCCCTCCTTGGGAAGCATCATGTCGTCCTCGAAATACGCCACCCAGTCGAAGTGCTGGTACACCTCTGCAATCCTGTGGCGGTGCTTGCTCGTCAGTTCCCAAGGGTGTCCCATAGCCGTGTGGGCGTGGAAGGTAACGGGAAGGTGTGCGAGTTCTTGGGCCGCTTGGGCGTCGTTGGTGTCCACGAAGATTTCAGCCTGCACGGGGTAGGACTTGATGGCCTCAATGACCTTGGTCAAGTTCTCCACCCTATTGGGGTGGTGGTGGTAGGCGATATTGGCGAGCAGTTTCATGGTCAGAATGTGATGACGAATTTGCTTGGGTCGGGCCACCCTGGGTTGGGGTCGTACACGGTCATGCCTTCCCGCTTGCCAATCCAAGTTTCGGCCTGGTAGCGGTGTTCCCGAAGGGGTTCGCCCAGTTCCCGCACATGGGACGACTTGGCCCACCAAAAGTTTCCTGCAAAGTAGGGGTAGCCGTCGGGGTTGTTTTGGTCCGCTATTTGTGGGAATTGCTCGGTGGTGAGCCAATGCGTTCCAACGCAGTCCACTTTCTCCAGTTCTGCAAGGGAGCGTTCCCATGCCACGATGTTGAAGAATATCATAGACCTGCACCACATCTGCTTCACAAGCGACGGGTCAGCACCGCCCTTGGTGTGGGCGTACAGGTAGGCGGCATCCTCGGTTTGGCTCGCCTTGTACATCTCGGTCAGCGTTGCTTGCTCCCAAGCGTTCGTGCGGGTGACCACTACCTTGATTTTGGAAGCCACGAGCGAGTTGTCCAAGATTTCCTTGACGACCTTCCGCTGGTCGGGAGGACCGACGATGCCGACACGAATCTCGTCCAACTGTTCAATCAATCCGTAATTGCAAAGGGCCATCATGTGTTGGTGCATGATGAGTTGCCATTGCCCGCCTCCGCCGCAGTAAATGTGGTAGTAGTGGATGAGTTTCATTGGGTGAATAGGAGGGTTAAGATGCAGCCGATGAAGACCAAGGCCAGCACGACCCGACCGATGGCCAAGGCGAGGTCAAGGAGGGATTCAAGGTTCATGCCCCAAAGTTACACCACAAGATACTTGCCCGAGTTGCTCACGGCCAATTTGTTGAGGGCCACATATCGCAAGGCATCGCAGGCGTGGTTGTAGGAGTCAATCGGCACCCCCGTGTCCTTCCCGTCCTTGTCGGTGGCCCATGTGTACGAGCGGAGTTCTTTAATCAGGTTCACGGAATCCTTGGTGACATGAAGATTGAACCGCTTGACCACATCTATCCCCTGCCTGACCGAATCGGGTCCCTTGCTCGCTGGCTTGATGTTGAATCCGAGGCGGTAGATTTCCTCGATGCTCTTGGGTTCTGCAGAATCGGCCACAATCTCCCACGCCCTTGTGATGCCGAACTCCTTCAAGCGGGTGGCGATGTCGCTATTGGTCAAGCCCCGATGGTAGAGCAACTCATGCACAAACAAGTCGTCCCCCCTGCGGTACACGGCGACCAAGGCCGTAGGGTCGTTGCTGAACCCCCAGTCGAGGCCGTAGGCGACGAATTTCATCGTGGATGGGTCTATACCCTCGACAACCGTGTAGTCCCCGTATATCGCACCCTGTAGCGTCCCGACTTGGCCCAACCCGTACACCTTCCACCAGTTCGCCCAGTAGGCACTCGTTTCGGCTTTGGTGCGGTTCAGTTCGATGTCGTTGCGGATGGTGTCGGGAAGCGCTTCGTTGTCTTGATAGGTCAGGATGAGAAACTCGGCATCCGTTTCGGGGAGTACCTCCGTATGCGCCCAAAATTCGTGGGTGGGGTTGAAGTCGATGTATATCTCCTGCGAGGTACGGATGGCCAACTGGTAGTACGAATCGAAGTCGATATTGTTCGCCTCGTTTATGTAAAGGATTTGCCTCCTTGCCCCTCTTAGGCGGGCTTCCGAATCAGCGGAAAAGAACTCAATTGTGGAACCGTTGGCGAAGTTGTATTGCAGGAGCGTCTTGTTCCAGCGGTCGGGAACCCACCTGTGGGTCCATTGCATAATCTTAGCGAAGTCCTTAATTGCCCCCCGTCGTAGGTGTGGGACGGATTCGCTGACCACGGATATCTCCGACTTGGGATGACGGGCCGCATGGTCAATCAGCACCGCAAGGATGCCGAAGGTTTTGCTCGCACTTGTGCCACCTTGGATGACTTTTTTCCGAGCCGTCATCGCCCGAATCTTCTTGATGGCGGTGGTGTACTTAAAGTCCATTGTAGTCAGGACAGGGCTCGAACCTGTAAGGGTACCTCTTATGCTTATGCTGCCCTACGGTTTCCGCCGTATGCGTCTGCCAATTCCGCCACCTGACTGACACAAAGATACGAGCCTTTCGCAAACCCGCAATACTATTCCCCAAAAAGCGGCTGCTCGATGGTTACGCTGGTCTCCTGTTTTTCTACCAAGCCGTTCAATCGCTGCGTGATGGAGGGGTTGTAAATGCCCGCCATGCCTCCCTTGATTTGGTCGGCTCGGATGGCTTCCTTTATGCGCTGGCAGATTGCGGTAAATTCTTCGTATGCTCCCCCTTTGTTGTTAAAATAGTCCCTCCCCCCATCAGCAATACCCTTGTCCCAAAGGTGCAATTTAAACCCCTCCATGGTCAATGGGGCTTCTTTTTCCCGAAAGACCTCCACGGCTTTGGGGCCAATCCAATCTTTTACAAGGATGGGTTGCTTCTTTGTATTGACGCAATACTCGCTGAAATCTTCCCAAAGTTCTTGGGGGTTCGCAAATACCCGTGGCCTTCCTGCTCCCATCAATACTCAATTTTATCTATGAGCGAATCAATCTTGTCCACGATTTTCATCTTGACCGCAAAGGCGTTCGGGGAGTTGGATTCCTCCACCGCCCCGATGCAGTCGCAGAGGGTCGTGATGACCATCATCAGCGAATCCATGCGGGCTTGGACTTGGGCCTCATCGTTGGGGGCTTTAGTCGAGTTCGCCAAGTTCTCGGAGTTTATTTCGTGACCACCCAAGGGCCGCTTTGCCACCCCATAGCAGGTAACTGATGTATCCGCAGTCGCTGGTAGAGTCAGCGTTGTCGTAGTAGGTTTCTGCCCGATTAAGGTAGGATTGCATTCGCTTGATGGTTTCAAGGGAAATCCCCTCACCATTTGCGAGTTGCTGCGCCCTGACCTTGCCCGTCTGCGTGGCGCACTTGTTGCCATTGCGCTCGTTGAGTTCAATCCCCCGCTTGGCGTTATTGCGCACACCTTCGCCGTAGTCGGCATAGGTTTGGAACTGGTCACGGGTTGGGGTTGTTGAGGGCATGGGTAACGGTGTGGTGGTTGGCTTCGGCGAATTGGTCCGCCTCTTGGTAAATGTATTGGAGTGCCGATTTTACGCAGTCCGCACACCACCAATTCGTGTTGGGTCTGCCGTGGGCGACGAGGATGGTCTGCAAGTCGTGGACCGCTTCGGGGGAGAGCCGCATGAACAAGGCCGCCTGGTATTGCTCCCAATAGTGGCGGTGCTTGGTTGCCAGCAGGTACTCGTCTTGGGTCATCGGTTGGTCAGTTGCAGGATGACAACGGTTAGCCCCGCAGAGGCAAGGCCGTAAACGGGAGCGAGAACCCAACCGCAGGTGGGCAGGGTCAGGGCCACCGCCACCCAAAAGGTTAGGCAGGTGACGCAAGAGAACGGCTTGTGCCTTGCGAACCAGGTCTTGTACCAAGCCTGCGGCAGGACATGGTACTCCGCAATAGCAAGGGCGGTCAGCGAACTAATCAGCAGGGGAAAAATCAGCGTGTCCATGGGATTGAATGGCGGCCTTGATTTTGGCCTTGGCTTGGTCGATGGAATAGATTATAGAACGATACGGAATACCCGTGTCACGGGACAACTTCTTCATGTTGCCCGTGCGTAGGTGCAGGCGTAGCAGTTCCTTGTCGTAGGGGAACGCCCCGTCCTTCGCCCATGTGTCCATCTCGGCCTCGGCGATGGCCCAAAGGTCATCCATGAGGGAATCGTACTCGGACTGGGGGATAGGCGAATCGGGGTCCAGTTCTTCGAGCAGGTCGTGATGGCGGTACTTTTGGGCAAACTGGTTGTTCTTTCCTCGGTAGAGGTTCAGCAGCAACCGAACCACATAGAACTTGAAGTACCCCTGCGACTGGATTTGCAGGATTTTGGCGGGGTCTTTCTCCAGCAGAATCAGCACGCACTCCTGTTCCAAGTCACGCCAAAGCGGGTCGCCTCCCGTGATGGTCAGGCAAGCCTTTCGGATTTCGCCGCTTCGGTAAAGGTCAAGGATGATGGTGTCTGCGGATGCCATGCACAAAGATTGCAAAAAAAAGGGGTCAGCGGTTAGGCCGACCCCTTGGGCGTGATAGCGGTTTCGGGCTATTCTTCCTTCGGAAGTTGCAGAGTGTCAGTAATATAAGCCCCTTCAGCGGTCTGCAAATACTCTTGGGCGTTGTTGAAAACTTGCCTCCGTAGGTATCGCAGTTGAGGCTTGGCCTTGCAGTCGTTGTGGAAGGATTCCAAGTTGATTATGATGGTGGAGTAGTGGCGGTTCAGTTCCTTCCCGATAGCCATGAAGGTGAATAGGTACTCGTTGTAGGCGATGTCGGCCACGATGTTCCGAGCGATTACGCAGGGCCTTTCCCTTGACGGGGACCGCACTTGGTCGGGGGTGATGCCGAAGATGGCGGCCGTGGTGTCAACAAGATGATGGATGAGGGCTGGGGTCATGGCTTAATCTATTTCGGGTATTGGCATCCAGTAGGCGACTTCGTGGGTGAACCAGGTGTGGTTTTCGGAGTGCCACTTACCAGTGTACATATCACGCCAAGCAACGATTTGCAGTCCTTCAATATCAGTAATTAGGACGGGTTCGTCAAATAATTCGGGCATTTGGTCTTGGGGTCTTATCCAGGGCATGGCTTAGGCGTTTTTGGCTTGAAGGATGCGACCGAGCAAGGTCCAGTTCACGGACCAAGGCTTGATGGTTTCGGAGCGGTCGGGGCGTGAGCAAGACACGCACTCCTTGCGGATGTGGATTTGCCAGCGGCGGAAATCGGTGGGGGTTGGTTTCATGGGTTAGGGGTTTATGGTTTGGAATAATGTGTATTTCCCGCAAGTATCGGTCTTGATTTTTACTTGTGGCCCGAATCCGTTGCTCCGAGATAGCACATACTCGCAGGCGTTACCCTTCTCCCGCACCTCAATCACCTTCCAAGGGCGGTTGTTGGTGCAGGCGGTCAGCAGGAATAGGAGCAGTATGCGGCGCATGGTTAACGAGGCCAAAACCAAGTTGACTTACCGCAAGACCCCGTGACATAGACACGGCCCATAAGACCAAGGCGGGATGCGGTTTGTTCGGCAACAGTTACGCCATGCTCAAAGTTCA